GAGTGTAGTTCCGGATGAATTCTTTGGGTTTGATACCCAAGGAATGAATGCCGGCCCTGCACAGGAGATGATGGACATACAACCGGGTAGTGCTTAAGCACCCCCGAGAGATGTTCATCAAGCCATTTCACCGTGCTCCAGTAACCAGCGAAGTACAGCTGATTACGGAGTGAAACGGTAGAAATAACTCCCGTAGCGTCCTGCCGTTGTGTAGGAATAAGATGACGGACTCTGACTATTGAGACGTCAGACCCCGCATAATATTCCTTACCACAAGACTCTCTGAACCTTCCGGTCCAGAAAGACTTGGCCGAGTTCACTTTAGTCCCGAAAGACTCTAGTGCTCGAACAACGGAGGATACATGTCTAACGGGGACAAGCAAATCGTCCCCGTAGACTCGCACCGAATCCCTGAGACTTGTTATGTCTGAGGGCTTCAGAGGACGGTTAAGCGACTGTTCTATACCTAGGAAGATAAGGGTCGTAAAGACCATAGCTTCCATAGGAAAGCACAGTGCTGAACCCATAGACGCGAACTTGGCCAAGCGTTTTACGCCATGACCAGGTACATCAGCCTTCCGTGAACGTGTTGCATCGAGGGCCTCATGCAAATAAGGCCAACGGGCAGTCATTTCACGTACGAGCTGATTGGAGACACGATCGGACGCTTCCTCTAGATCGAGGGTAGCGAGTTCCCCGGAAAGGGAACCTTCGCAGGCCATACGCTGATTAGGCGTTTGGTCTTTGAAACCGATGATGGTATCCAAGTTGTCATCCTTGGACAGAGCATCAAGGACAGTGCGAAGAACCCCCTGCTGTGCATATTGCATAGCTGTTGGTTCAATCGCAATGATCCTCGGTGTCTTCAGCGTTTTAGGGACAGGAACTACCTTAACAGGCACTTCCTGCTCGGGTTCGAGGATGTGCACATCATCCAACTTGTCATAATATGACCAGTTGGGGAGAAGAAATTCCCCAGAAGGGAAGATCCTTTCCAGACGTGAGGTCCAGACCCGCTGGTTGTACTTCTTGTTTCCAAGAAGACGATCTGCGGTAACACCTGGGCCATGCTTAGGGCGGACTTCAAGTTCATAGATCTGACGATCTATGTCCGAGAAGACATTCGCAAAAAGCATCGAGGACATTCTACGGAAGTCGTCCAAATGGAAGGCGTACGTATAGTATCCTCGTCTCGCACATCCTGCTCACACTTAACGAATGCAGACATAGCAGCCCTAACCCTTGCATCGCTGCAAGGGAGGGCAATCTTGCCATAGATCAAAGTCAATTGTCTAATGGCGAGAATTGCATCTATATCTGGTTCGGTAAGTAACCGACCGCTGTTCCGGTCAAACACACGATCGAGGAAACCTCCGAGAAATCGGGGGAGACCTCCTTTATACTGGAAACCAGTATAAAGACGGCGATCGACCACTCCTTGGTCAAGACTTTTTTGGAAGTCTTTCCCAAATTGTGGTAGGGTTATCGTTAGAAACGACAACCCCTCATGTTTGACTCGACGATGAACGGTTTTAACGTCCATCGTGGCGCTAGTATCACACCTGTTAGCAGATTCGTCTGCTAACTTAGACCAGAGCAGCAATAGGCTTTTCAAAGCCCCTCCTTAAATAGAGGTGGTCTTTCCTAGCTTATAGCTGTCTCAGTTCATTATAGTCCGAGGAGGATCTTGATAAGATACTCAACGGGTATAATGTTGGCCACGGCTAGAGCGGTCATTATAGCTGCTATGACTACTTTGTAAGTAGGACATGGCAGTATAATGATTAGGTTCCGCTCTGCACCTCTCTGACCCTTACGGGCAGAGAGACGCTTATGATCCTGCCCGCTACGACTCACCACCAAGAAGCTTGGTGATAAGCGCATCGGACGAGGCAGTGAACGCGGTCTTAAAACCGACGTACACCGCCAATGCCTCCGCGTTTGAGTACCCGGCAACCGGAAGATCGAAGACGATGTAATTACTCATCGAAACCTTCGAGTTCTGGGTCGGGATAAACGGGTCGGCAGTGATCTTGCCGTGATCAAGCCGCAGCACTCTACGATTACGACGCCCGTAGGCGTTGTTCGCAGAGAGCTTAACCAGTCCATCAGCACTCTGGTACTCACTACTTCCGTTCCCCACACTAGTGCGGGGTAGCGAAATGGTGGAACCAGAAATGGTAACGGACTGGGGGTCTGAGAACGCCATAAGCGT